AACCAATGTTCACGCCAACATCAGGGTTAATCATTTGTGGTCGAGCCGATCCAATAGCACCTAGCCCCATGCCAAGTTGCTGCTGACCAGTCGAGTAGGAAAGCGGAGTCGAGCCTAATCCTGCAAGCCCCGGTGCGGTGTAGAACTGCTGCGCCAGACCGAATGCCTGACCACGCGCCCTCTCTGCTTCAGCGCGTCTATTCGCCATGATGTCCTCGCGGCCAAGTGCTTCAGCGAAAATAGCCTCGTTGCCACCAAGGCGACCCCTGCTAGCGTATGATTCTCTGGCAGACTGCTCGGCTCTGCGCCTGTCCTCAAACGACAAACCACGGGCGGCTTGTGTGGCACGGGCGGCTTCTTGCTGTGCTGATTCTACCTGTGCCGCTGCCTCTGGCGACAATGCCTGAGTAAACCCACGGAACTGTGGAGCCATACCCGTCATGGAAGCAATGTCAGCCTCCCTAGCCGCAGCTAGGTTGCGAGATGCTTCTTGTTGAGATAGCCCAGACAGACCGAAAATGCCCATTTGTTCGGGCGTTCCCTGAAGAAACGTGCCTACATCACCAAGGTTAAGGCCCAAAAACTCTGGACGATATTCCCCTTCTGTCGTAAGAAGCCCCGGCAATGCCTTGGTGTATCCCTCAACATATTTGCGGATGTCACCTTCAATGTCCACTTCCGGGACTTGAGGTGTTTTAGGTTTTGAGAATATACTGCCCATTAGAGTTTGGAGTAATAGTTTTTAATGTCTAGGATGCGAGTGCGGCTGTCACCACGGAATGCCCGCTCGTAAGCAAGTAGGGGAACGAGATCAATAAGTTGGCGGCAAGCAGGCTTAGGGTTACCAACAGCAAGAACAATAAACACGCCATCTGCTTCAGCGAAATCGCAGGGTTCTTGCGGCTTGTCTCGCTGAAAGAAATATCCCATGATAAAGGTTTCGGGTGTGCTGATAACGACTCCGTGACGCAGCATCCAATCGAAGTCGGGAAAGAAATCCCCTCCGTTTGATTGGTATAGCTGTTTTGCGTTTCGGAATGGTTCATGTTGATTCATTTAATACCCAATGGCTTGCCAATACACATTAGCAGAACTTGCCGATGTGTTGATTATCTCAATCGAGCTATTACTAATTGGCCCCTTTAATCGCGTTGGATTAGTTGAGGATGTGTCATTGATTTGCCAAGACACTTGAACATTAACAATGGTGGAGAAAGCTGATGCAAATGTGACGGTGCTAGTGCTGCTCCCGCTTAGGCTCAAAGTCCCCCACTTCATTATTAAACCATTAGGCAGGGTGACAGACTCACCGCCACTGTAAGCCGTAGGGTTAAATCCTGCCTTGCTGTTATCCACATACGCCTTAATCGACTGTTGGCTGGCTAGGCTGGTTGCGCTATCAGAGGCCATGTTGTCCTCGTCAAGAATAGAAACTTGAGTGGGCGCAGCGGTGCTTCCCGATACGTTGCCAATCGTCTTCATGTTCTCCAACTGGCGAATCTTAGCAAAGGTAACGCCGTCAGAAGTGCCTGTCGCATCTGCAATCTTGGCCGTAGTGACCGCAGAAGAAGCAATCTTGCCAGAGCTAACCCCTAAGTCCTTGATAGCCAAGCGTCCCGCACCAGTTACCTCAAGCGATGTGTTGTCAGTAGCCCCAGACCCGCCAGACACGAATGTTGCGTTATCAACCAAGTTGTCAAGGTTGCCGCTCGTTACCTGATCGCCGTCTGAAAAGTTTACTCCTTTTGAAAGAATAGCCATATTATTGCTGGGTTAGTGTGCCTCTGTTCGTCTCGTAGCCTTCAACGGCAATAGATGTGACCTTTGGCCGACCAATTGACCCCGATCCTACTATTTTCCTGTTAATTGTCAACGTGCCGTAGATTCCTCTAGGGTTGCCAAGCCGGAACCTAAAGTTCGCTCCCTCATTCGTAGGTAGTTGATCGCCAATCAATGACGCAATGTCGGCAACAGAAAATTCATCTGTGTCAGGGTTCTCAGACGAGAATAAGAACTCTACGTCAGATGCCGACTCAGAATCAGAAATCATCTGCACCTGCGCCCTGCGGTATTTCTTCCGCTCCAGAGACTTAAACCCGTAGCCCCTTGATGTCAGCTTGTAGTCAACCGCCTGAGTGGTAGAGCTGCCAACAGCATTCAACGAATAGGAATCTTCGCCTCCCCTATTGGCATCAACCAAGTGCAACCCACCAACCTCGTTCACATAGAATAATTGATTCCGCTTAGAGTCCTGAGCAATTAACATGTTGGCAATCAAGAAGTCCTCGTCTCCATAGGTGTCAATCGACTCCCACCCGCCGTTAAGCATGTTGTAAATAAGCACCGTGTTGTTGCCCTTAGCGTCATTAGAACCGGGAGTTGTATCAAGCGGAACGGAAATGTAGTATCGGTTATTGAAATACTTCGCTACCGACTTGTCTGCCAGCGACTTATTCAGGCGATCCATGAATGGCTGGATCTTCTCAGACAACGGCTTTTCAACGCCACGTAGGTTGTATTCGTCCACAAACGACAACATGTAAACACCATTGTCAGAAAGGAAAAGAATCCTGTTGCCCTGAGTAGCCACGGACTTCTGAGCCAAACAACCAATCTCGCGGGTGAGTTCCTTAACCACAGTGTCCTTCAGCGAACCTTGTGTGCCTGCAATCAAGTGCAGAGAGTTACGATTCAGCACTATCATGCTGTCATCGTAAAATGGCTGGAGGCCAACCGTATAGTCAGAGATACCCGCCGTAATGCGGAACTGCGAGGAAATAGAATCAAACGTGTCTGGATCAAGAATGTCAGACGCAGCAATCTGGTCGCGAACCTTTCTGTCAGTATATGTCGGGCTAGCCCCCGTGCCGCCGGGTTCGTAGCTATACGGAACCCACAAACGCCTCTGGAAGTAAACACCCCAACCGGGAGCAGGGCTGTGGAAAAACCCGCCACCCTGAGAGAACCTGCCCGAAAACTCAACAAACGCGCTGCCAGAACCCGACCCGTAAGTGGTATTAGGCACAGGAGCATTAAACGTAATCTCAGTAGAGCTGGCAGTAGAAACAATAAATGTATCGTCAAGAATCGGCTTGAGATCCTCAATGTCCGTAGCGTGAATAGTAATCGTGTCGCCCGCCTTAATCGTGGTGTTGCCAGCAATCGTGAACGTCACAGTATTAGCACTCGCGCCCCACTTGTTGCCAGCCAAACTAAACGCCTGCGGTTGAGTAAACGCACCAGCAGGAACCTTCGTAAACCCAGCAGCAGTAGCAACGCCTGTGTTCGCCGTGTAAGTTTCGTCACCCCCGCCAGATGCAATCGTGTATTGGAACGTGTCTGCGTCCACAATAGACGTAATCTGGTGAGTCCCATTCGGATTGGTAGTAGTGAACTCTACATCCGCAATCGTAACGCTGTCAGTATTGTTGAACCCGTGGCTCTCCAATGTGACTTGCACAACGCCTGACGAAGATGTGTAAGCAGCGGCCTCAATAGAGCGACCATTAGGAATAAACTCCAACGTCTGAAGCCCCTCCCTGAACAAGTAAACCCTGTCAAAAGCCTGAATCATCTCAACGTCCGTAACAATGCTCTCGCCCGATGGGTAGGGGATGTCAGAAACAGAATAGTCAGTCAGCAATACCTTCTTCGCCGTGCTAGTCGTAGCAAGGAATACGCTCTCAACAAGGTTATTCGACGGGTCACTAAACGAACAACTGCCGTGAACCACGCCGACAGCATCATCATCCAGCGTAGCAGCCAAATATCCATAAGTTGCGTTAATCGCTAAGGATTCATTAGCACCAGTATGGGCAAAAGTTAGCTGGGTATCAGAAATAGCCGTAAACAAATACGCTCCAGCATCAACATTATTCGTCCCACTCAAGGGAGCCGTGGCATTACTAGGGTTGCCCAATACCAACCATGCCGTAGCATTCGATGAATAATCCAACCCGTGACCACCAGAAAACGTGAGCGTTACCACATTCGACGAACGGGCAGCAGCCGTGGGAACCAACGGGGTGTCAGCAAGCCAAAACGGGATTAGCAGCGGCCTGTCGTTAAAAGCCAGTTGCCCCGACTTCAAGGCAATCGCCATGCGGGGTTGCCAATACCCGTCAATCCTACCATTCTGCGATAACGCAACCTCACCCGTCTCCAACTGATTGGGCTGGTCACGCTGATTTATGCCAACAAATACCGCATCACCGTCCGAGATGGACGGATCGTCCAGACCCCCGGAGGAACGGTAACGCGCCATAAATTATTGGTGGTAGGCAAGAACCGTGCCAGCAGAAACAG